ATGATACAAGACCTATACAAACAAAAACGGTCCTTGGAGTTCAGGTGGCAGTCGGAGTATGAGCAAAGTGGTAAATATACTCTGGACATGGTTGAAATTGATGAGAAAATTAAAAGTATCATCACTGAGATCAAAGCTGAAGAATTTAAAATTGCTGATAGAGAAAATAAAATCAGGAGTTCAGCTGCCCAAGTTTCTGTGGCAACTTAGATAAACGCCACATCGCTGAAATCGTACTTTTACTGTAGGATCTCTTGCACTCTACTCAAATCTACTATATAAATAACCTACTATACAAACTTTAATAAAACTTAAATGTAGACGCGTATAGTCGACATCCCCTAGGGACTACATTTAAAATATTCTAGGAGGAATATTATGGGTACAACTACATTTTCCGGACCAGTAAAAGCCGGAACAATAAGAGAAGGAGCATCCGCTAATGTTGGTACATTAGTATGCGCTCAGTCAGCAGCAATTACAGAAGCTGCCAGTGAAGCAACTACTGGAATAATTATTCCAGCAAACAGTCAAATCATTAATTTTTATGTTTTGATACAAACTGCTTGGGATGGTGGAACTAATACACTTGACGTTGGTGTTTCAGGTAATGCTGATCTATTTGTTGATGGTTTACCAGCTACGGTTGTTGGAAATCACAGAGCAACTGCAGCCTATACTGGGACAGAAGCCAATTGGAGAGATGTGGGTACATCCGACATCACTATCTATGTTGATTCTGTTGCAGCGGGTAGCGGTGCTGGTGTTTTGACGGTTCAATACCTTCAAAATAGAAACCTAACTTAATAAAATAATGTGAGCTCCTTCGGGAGCTTACACTTAAGGAGAAAAATATGGGAACATATATAAGCACCGTAAAAGCTACTAGAGGAACTGCTTCTTTTGCAATTTTTGCAGGGCCTTGTAGAATTTTAGGAATATATTACGTAGCTGATACGACTGCAGGATCAATCACTATTTTAGATGGTGGTGCATCAGGCACAAGTCTTGCTGTTTTTGATACACCTAAAGGAGCTGCTGCTAATGCAGGAGAAAATTGGGTTCAATACATTCCAATTCCAGGTGATGGACTTTTATGCAGAACAAGTGGATATGCAACTTTAAGTAATGTAGCAAAAGTTACTATATTCTATGGATAGGAACATAGATGGCAAATACAACATCAGGCTCTTATACATTTGGTAAGACTCTTGCAATTGATGATATAATTTCTGAAGCTTATGAGAGAATCGGCTTAGTTGGTTCTGCAGGGCATCAGATGCATAGTGCAAGAAGATCTTTAAATATTTTATTTCAAGAATGGGGAAATAGAGGAATTCATTTTTGGGAAATAGGTCAAACTAATATTGATCTATCAGAAGGCACTACTGAATATTCTTTTTACAGAGATAGTGCAGATGGTACAAGTGCAACGACAACACCATCTAATGGTATTTATGGAATAGCTGATATTATGTTGGCTTCATATAGAACTAATTATAATACCACTTCACAAACTGATCTCCCACTGACTAAAATTTCAAGAGACACTTACGCGGCACTTTCAAATAAATTAACTAAAAGTACACCAAGTCAATTCTGGGTTCAAAGATTCGTGGATCGTACTACAATTACAATTTACCCAACTGCAAATTCTACAGCAGCAGATAATTATATTAGCATTTACTATGTAGCAAGACTTCAAGATGTTGGAGCTTATACAAATGCAGCTGATGCTCCGTATAGATTTATACCGTGTATGGTTGCGGGGTTAGCATTTTATTTATCTCAAAAATATGCACCACAAAGAACACAAGAAATGAAATTATTATATGAGGATGAACTAGCAAGAGCTTTAGCGGAGGATGGATCAGCGGCGAGTACGTATATTACACCGAAAACTTATTATCCAAATATATAATGACATTATTAACTAAAGGAATGGGAGTTGTTAAAAAAATAATGGCTAATACTTCGGCTGGAAGAAAAGATCAAGTATTAGATACTATAAGAAAAAGCAGAAATAGAAGGCTTCCAAAAAAACTTAGAAATAAAAAAGTAAAAATAGAAGGCAAAGAATATAAGAGTGAACAATATACTATGGATGTTGATACTTATTCTAATGTTTCTTCCGCGCCAGATAAAGAAGTTAAAGCATGGTTAAAACATAAAGGGTACAAAGAATAATGGGAAGATTTTCAAAAGGTAGATATGCATTAATGATTTCAGATCGTTCTGGAGCTGCATTTCCATATAGAGAAATGGTTCAAGAATGGAATGGTGCTTGGGTACATAATTCTGAATATGAACCTAAACAACCACAAATAGACCCACGACCTCATGGTGCAGATGCACAAGCTTTACAACATGCTAAACCAGCTAGAACAGAATTTGCAACAGAAGATTTTTTACCGAATAATCCTTTTACAACTACAGCAGCATCTGCAACTTTAAGTGTTTCTTTTCCAAGTAATCCTTTTAATGATGGAACAACTTATGTAAGATTTAGAGATGTTAAAAAACCTGTAGGGGGCGTTGCAATAACAACGTTAGAATTAGAGACTACTTTAAATGGAAATATTTCTGATTCAGTTACTACTATTACTTTAACTGATGCAAGTGAATTTCCAACATCAGGATATATTGTGATAGAAAAAGTTGATCAAGACTCTAGTTCTTCAACGTATGGACAATATTTTAATGAAGTTATTAAATATACAGGAAAATCAACTCATGATTTAACTGGGTGTACAAGAGGCAGTTCAGCTCCGTATGGAGGAGTGACTCCATCTAGTACTACAGCTGGTACTCATTCTAGTGGTGCAAAAGTTTTTGGTTCGTATTTAGCGACAGCAGTGGGAACTACTGTTAAAACAGTAGGTCAACCTTCAACAGAAACTCAATATAATTCACTTACAGTACCACTTGTTTCCAATGCAAGTAGTGCTGAAACAGGGGGCGGTTTACAATGTACAATTGGACCCGTTAATGATAAGGATTAATTATGGCTGGATATACACTCTCAGCATTAGAAGCTGACATTAGAAGTTATACTGAAGTAGACAGTACTGTTTTTACTGGTGCTCTTCTAGGCAGATTTATAGAAAATGCAGAATTTAGACTTTTTTATGATATTCCTATGGATTCAGATAGAGTTGAATATCAAGGAACATTAGCAGCTGATGTTAATACAGTTAGAGTTCCTGCAGGTATGGTTTTTGTAAGAGGTATCGAAGTTTTTAATTCTACGTCTTCTAGAACAGGACCAGCTACTTGGCTTTTAAAAAGAGATAGAACTTTTATAAATGAATATGTGGGACAATTAACAGGGCCAGAAGGTGGCTCTACGGGTCAAGATACTACAGGCTTACCTAAATATTATGCTATGTTTGGAGGAGCAACTGGAACTGCCTCAACTACATCAGGAAATATTATAATGGCTCCTACACCAGATGCTAATTATTTAATAAATATTCATGGAAATGTAATACCAACAGGATTAGGGACTAATACTTCTGGGACTTATATAAGTAAATACTTTCCTCAAGGGCTACTTTATGCTTCCCTGGTCGAAGCTTATGGATTTTTAAAAGGTCCAATGGATATGTTGACATTATATGAGCAAAAGTATAAACAAGAATTAAGTAAATTTGCAAGTATGCAAATTGGGAGACGAAGACGAGACGATTATACGGATGGTACTATTCGTATACCAATTGAGTCACCGCCTCAATAATAGGAGATAATTTATGGCAATAACATCGGCAGTTTGTAATAGCTTTAAACAAGAAATTTTAGAAGCAGAACATAATTTTACGGCTTCTACGGGAAATACTTTTAATTTAGCATTATACACAAGTTCAGCAACTTTAGGGGCGTCAACAACAGCCTATAGTTCTAGTAATGAAATCACGAATTCATCTGGAACAGCTTATACTGCAAAAGGAAAAGCATTAACAAGTGTTACACCAACATTAGATTCATCAACTGCAGTCTGTGATTTTGCAGATGTCTCTTGGACATCAGCTTCATTCACAGCTAATGGATGTTTAATTTTTAATGATTCACATGCAACAGATGGATCGGTATGCGCGGTAGCTTTTGGTGGAGACAAAACAGTTTCTTCTGGAACTTTTACAATTCAGTTTCCCGCAGCAGCAGCAACTACAGCGATAATTCGGATAGCATAAGGAGGTAAGTCCTTATGGCCTTTATAAGAACATTTACCGTCACGGTTAGTGGAGGTAAATACTATATTGATAGTGTTCAACAACCTACTATAAATTTAGCCGAAGGTGGTTTATATAAATTTGACGTC